CGCAGTTCTTTACAAGTATTCTGATGCTAAAAACGTTTTAGTGTTTGATGACTGTGACTCTGTTTTTCAGGACGATCTTGCTCTTAACATTCTTAAGGCAGCCCTTGACTCAGGTAAGAGCAGAAGAATTTGCTGGAACTCTGATTCAAGTCTTCTTAACAGAGAAGGTATTCCAAACTCTTTTGAGTTCAAAGGTTCATGTATCTTTATTACTAACTTGAAGTTTCAACACTTGAAGTCTAAGAAGTTACAAGATCACTTAGAAGCCCTTCAGTCAAGGTGTCACTTCTTGGATCTGACTATCGATTCTGACAGAGATAAAATGCTTAGAATCAAGCAGGTCGACAGGGACGCAGAAGGTGGTTTGTTCAAAGACTACAACTTTGAAAGAGGCGAAGGTGCTGAAATCTTCAAATTCATGGAAGAGAATAGTCACAAACTTAGAGAAATCTCAATGAGAATGGCTCTTAAGATTGCTGACTTATTCAAAGTGACAGGTGTTAATGACTGGAAAGTCTTAGCAGAGTCAACTTGCATGAAGATCAGATAACTCTGTGTCAGGAGTTGGGGGCGGCTTAGGTCGCCCCTTTTTTATTACCGTTTTTATAGGTTAAAAGGACAAAAGGAAGTATAATATCAACATGAATATTGAAATGCAAACTAAGGAACAAGTCATCTTTTTTATGATGTCTACCTCTATTAGTTTATCTCATTACGATTACAAGTTTATATCAAACATGCAGTCCTTGACCCATGACAAAAAGCAGATTACATCTGGTCAAGCAGAGTTGTTTGATAAACTTTTGCACAAGTACAGAAAGCAATTTGCAACTAACGGGTTTGACTCAGGCGAATTAGTTATGTTGCCTTGGAAATGTCCTATTGTACCCAGTCTTCCTAAATACACAAATGCTAATGTTGATTATGATGAGAGTACAAATCAATTGACTATTAGAGTCCCTTTTAAAAAGGACTTTATCTCTAACTTTAGAAAGGCAATGAATGATCAATTTCCAGTTAATGATATAAACAACTCTGGAGATATTTGGCAGTGGCAAACTGAAAGTAAACGATACGAAGCAAAGCCTACTACCAGTGCATTAAAGTTAGCATACGAAATATTGCCTCAATACTTTACAACAGTGTATCATAATGAAGTAAAAGACGTAATTCAAACATTAGAACAAACTGAAATAGAATACAAAGACCCGACACTGGTCTGCATTGACGGAAAATATTCTATTGAATGTTCTAATTACGTGTTGGATGAGTTACTTGCAGACGTAACTTTGAATAACACACCTCAATGTCTATATCGAATGTCACAATTAGGTATAAATGTTGATGAGTCAGTCACACAGAACGATGAGAAATTATTGTTCGCATCATCTTATATCGTAGAATGTGATATAGATGATATCAACGATTGGTGTGAGTGGCTTAAAGAGTTGGATGTGGATGAAATTCTGTTAGGACGTGGCAGCCCACAATCCGGCGCACTAGAACGAGTCACTGGTCGTTCAGCAGGCTTAGAAATCTTTAAAGAAGCACGGAATGCTTTTAAAGAATATGAGTTTGTAATGCATAAGAGTAGAGACTTACTAGATAGTGAAAGTGCCTACTCATATGAAGGACCAAGCAGTACCAGTCTTCCTGTTTTAGTGCAATTTAACTCAATCGTTGAACCCGAACAATGTCACGGGGCAGATCGCAATGGCAAAATTATTATAATTACAAATAGGAGAACCGTAAATATATCATAATGTTTAAAATATCAGAAGAAGAAAAAAACTTCCACATAAATTTTAGTCCTTTATATGCAGTAATAGTATTCATGCTATTCATGTTGTGGGCTAACGAAACACAATCGCAAGAAATTGAAGAAGTACTAGTAACAGGTGCATACACTTACGAAACTGAATCAGATCCATCTAATGACGTAAATGTTTTAGAGTCAATTATACCTGAAGCAACAATATCTGGGGGTTACGGTTCTTTCATGGGGTACAATGAACGTGGTACTCAAACTATACACACAACTATTTTTAGAAATGGTGTTCCTGCTAATGACGCCGGTAGTGGATGGTATGACTTCGGTCATGATTTTGCGACAGGCAATGAAAAAGTAAAAATAGTAAATGGACCAACATCAGTTTTATATGGATCTGGTAGTTTGGGCGGTGCGATTTTTATTACTGATGACCTGCAAGATGGCTCAGTCATTAGAGTCGGTGATACTACATTTGTCAGTCATACAAAGAACGGACTTAATCTTAGTTACTTTGATGCGAACAATGATAGTGTAAGAACTGACAATGATGAAAAAGACGGATACAATAACTTTACACTCAAAGGACAAAAAGAGTTTGGTGATTGGAAAGTAAATGTGTCTGGTACATCATACGACTATGACTATGACAATTGTTATACTGCAAGTTTCTCACAGTCAAATGATTGTGTGCAATCAGGAAACAAAGGAACCTTATCAGTAAGGAATGATAACTACACATTTGGTTATACATTTAATGATGCTGAATACGACACTGAAGGTGTGCAAACATACGAAAGTGAAGCAGAAAGAGCCTATGTAGATACTAGACATCAAGTTGGATCTACCCTAGTAGGTGGAACTGTAGAATATGAAAAGTATTCAGAATTTAGTAAGAACGAAATTTCAGTATATTCATTAACTGACTTTGATTGGTTTGATCTAGGTTTTAGATTAAGTGAAGATGCATTTGTATATCGTGTAGGTGCAGAACGTGACAATTGGTTTGGTAGTTTCGGTACATCATATCGTAACCCAACTCTTTATGAACTGAATGGTGATGCTTGGACTTTACCTAACAAAAGTTTAGACCCTGAAGAAGCAGTAGGTGGAGAGATTGGATACAAGAACTTTACAGTATTCAAATACAAATTTAGTGAAGGTATCGATTACAGTTTTTCAGAATCAAAGTTTGTCAATACTGGTTCATACGATACTGAAGGCATTAGATATACAAACGGGTTCTCAGTTAAGAGACTTAACATTACTAACATTGGTATAGAGTTAGGGTACACTAACAGTGATCAACCTCGTATTCCTGAATACAAAGCAATCATTACATCTACAACTGACTTAGGTGGATATGATATCTCATTTAGATACACTGGACTATTCAACAGAGAGCCCGGTGCATATGATGGCACAGCAATGTTAGATCATGTTAGTTCACTTGACTATAAGATTGAGAAAACATTCCCTAACTTCTTGCTTTCATTTACAGTAAGAGATATACTTGATAATGACTTTGAGTTTGTACCTAACTACTCAGCAGGTGGTTTAGAATACTTCTTAACACTACAATTTAGGCCGTAATTAAATGCCAGGAATAGCAACATTAAAAATTAAAGATGAAGTCAATCTAAAAATTGATGGACTTGAGTTAGATGCTCGTAGGGCACTAATGCAAAAGTTTGAGTTTGAGGTTCCTGGCGCACGTTACATGCCCAGTGTTAAGTTGGGAAGGTGGAACGGTAAGGTTAGTTATTGTAGTCTTGCCGGTTCTACTTACATCAATCTATTAGAAGACATTGTTCCTATCTTAGAAGAACTGAACTATACAATTGAATTGGAAGACATGCGTGAATATCAAACGCAGTTTCAATTTGAAGAAGTTCATAAAGATTCTTTTAAAGACGTACTGTGGCCTAAAGGACATGTCTGTGAGGGGCAACCAATTGAACTTAGAGACTATCAAGTTCAAGTTGTTAATGAGTTCTTAAAGAATCCTCAATCGATACAAGAAGTGGCTACAGGCGCAGGAAAGACTATTATGACAGCCGCACTAAGTAAAAGTGTAGAATCATATGGTCGAAGTATTGTGATCGTACCTAACAAAAGTTTAGTATCACAAACCGAAGAAGATTATATCAACATGGGTTTAGATGTAGGTGTATACTTTGGTGATCGTAAAGAATATTTTAAACAACATACTATTTGTACTTGGCAATCTCTAAACATTCTGTTAAAGAATACGAAAAGAGGTGAAGTAGATTGTACTATAGGAGAGTTCATTGAAGGTGTTGTTTGTGTCATTGTAGATGAAGTACATATGGCAAAAGCAGATGCATTGAAGCAACTGTTAACAGGCGTAATGTCACATGTTCCCATCAGATGGGGACTAACAGGAACCGTACCCAAAGCAAAGTATGAATCAATTGCTTTGCAAGTAAGTTTAGGTCCTGTTATTAATAAACTATCTGCAAAAGAATTGCAAGATAAAGGAGTACTTGCTAAGTGTCACGTGAACATAGTACAGTTACAAGACGAACAGGAGTTCAGTAACTATCAAAGTGAACTAAAACATTTACTCAGTGATGAAAAACGATTAGATAAGATGGCGAGTCTGATTGATACAATACAGGAGTCGGGTAATACTTTGATTCTTGTTGATCGTATCGCGGCAGGACATGCCCTTGTTGAACGTTTAGATGATGCAGTCTTTGTATCAGGAGGCATGAAAGTAAATGACAGAAAAGAAGAATATGATGACGTTGCCATTAGTGATAATAAAATCATTGTTGCTACTTATGGCGTGGCTTCTACTGGTATCAATATTCCTAGGATTTTTAATCTTGTACTCATTGAACCAGGTAAGAGTTTTGTTCGTGTCATACAGTCAATCGGTCGTGGCATTCGTAAAGCAGAAGACAAAGACTTTGTTCAAATCTGGGACTTAACTAGTTCTTGTCGTTTTGCGAAAAGACACTTAACTCAACGTAAACATTTTTATAGAGAAGCAAACTATCCGTTTGTCGTAGAAAAATTAAACTACAAATGATTTCACCAATTAACTTGATTAAACTGCAGGGAGCAGATATAATAACAAAATGAGAATACTAACATTAGAAGACGAATATTATAATTTAGAAACGTTACCAGAAGAAATCGATGACCTTCGATTTGCAATTTTAGATAATTCTAATCCTACATTCGTGGATTACTATTATATTCCACTTATCTTTTTAGAGTCATTCAATGCTCCAGCAGTTGTATTGCAAGTGGGAGATAAGCAGATTAAGATGCCAGTTGATTGGCAAGTGTTGATCGGTGATGAAGAAGGTGGAGACTTAGAAACACTTCCATTATCGTCTTTAAATGACAGAGGCTTTTCAGTCTTCTCATTTAATCCGTTGTCATCATTCTCTCCAGGCTTTCTTCCTATAGAGATTATCGATATCTATTCAGATGTAACTTGGTATGCACCAAGACTACGTAATGGACAATTCTTGTGCGTACCCTTAGACGATGGTCCTAAGCCAAGGTGTATTTACTTTGTTAAAGAGATCAGTCGTAATTGTGAGGTAGTAGATTATGCACAGGTATTCTAATGGCTAGAGCAAAAACTCCAACAGACGAAAAGTTTGAAAAGCAAGACTTTAATCTGTTCGAGGCAATAGCGGCAATCGATAAAAAAGATTACGGTTATTATGACAGATTAACAGCGGAGCAACAAAAGAAGTTTGTTCCGTTTATGATGTTGCATTGGATAAGTGTTGTAAAAGGTAAACGTGAGTTGTCACAATACTATTTACAAAGTGTTGACTATCATGCCAACAAACATTTGTTTAATGAAAACATTATGCATCATCCTAAATTACAATGGTTGATGTTATGTGCGGCAAGCCCGGGCATTGGTAAGCAATATCATCAATGGATCCCTCATATCAAACAAGGTGTCAGTAAGTTAAAAGATAATGCAAAACCCAAAGACATAAAGGATTATTATAAAAAGGTATATCCTAAACTAACAGCAGGAGAACTGACTGAGATAGCAAAGTTGTTTTGTGAACAACACAAACGCAAAATGTATCTAGCAGAAAAGTTTCCAGAACTAAAATTTGATGAGGTAGAATTACTTA